TTTATGGCTTTATATTTGTATCTTTCGCAATTAAATATTAGTAATATAAAATCAGATGTTTTTACAATCATTATAAATGATTATATAATAATTCTAATAGATTTTTATATAATGATTTTTATATAATGATTTTTATATAAAAATAATTAATTTCTAAGAAATAGGAACCCAATCCTCCAAAAATAAGTCTGATGTATTCTTATTTGCTTCTATAGAGAACCATTGCTTCGGATAACATACTATATTATCTATATTTGAATTTAAATATGCGCCCCACCAACTAAATGTGCTATTTGCGATTATATTATGATTACACAAACTCATTAATAACATTTGTTCCCAATCTTCTAAATTATTATCTGCTCTTATAAATTTTATATTTGGAAAACTTTGTTTTAAATAGAAAATTATATTTTCGGATTCTGATAAACTCTCATCTTCGCAAAAATATAATACTATAATTTCTTTTTTTAATTTAACGGTGTTGGTTTCATTTAATATATGTGCTAATGCTTTATTATAATAATTATGGTCTAACAAAGGGTAAACCTTTGGATATTTTTTGTAGTCACCAAATCTGAAATGCATTGAAATTTTAAAACTTGTATTATCAATATTTATTTGAGTTTTATATTTTACTATCATTCTTTTTAAATCGATTTTTAGTATTTCACAGATGGGTTGTCTATAGTTATTAAAATATTTTGGACTTTGGAAATATCCTGTTAATAAAGTGTCGGAATTTGTCTCAAAATTTTCAGGGAGTTCTTTATATTTAAAATTGTGTTCTTTTAAAAACATTAATTGATGAATATTATTTATATCTTTTAAAAACGGTTTTAACCCTGATAAAAATGTATTCCAATATGTATATCTTATAGTTGAACCATTTAATCCATTTCCTAGTTGACTATTATTTAAAAAGAAAAAAGACTTTGAATATTTTATAGCATAAGCAATTGTCGTAAAAATTTGAAACAATTGGTTTCCTAATCCTCCACATAATTTACAAGATATCATTGTCATAACTTGTGAATATATTATTATTATTAATTTGTCTTTAAGTAATATTATTTTTGTTATTTTGTTAATGATTGTATATGTAATCTAAATGTAGTTTGCTTATACAATGTTCATATTTACGAATTTTAGCTCCATATTCATAAGTTAATATTTATGTTGTTTTGTAACATTTTTCTTTATTCTTTTGATACCATTCATTTTTATATTTTTTTATTTTGTCCTTATTTTCTTGAACATATATTTTTTGTTTTTGTAACATTTCATCATTGTGCTTTTCTTTATATTTTTCATTTTGTTGTAAAATTTCTTCCTTATTTTGTTGATAATGTTGTTTTTTATAGTTTTGAATTTGTTCCGCGTGTGTTTCTCTATATATTTTCTGTTGTAATTTTTGTTTATTTATTTTTTCTTCTTCAATAATTGTTAGTTCTTCTTTTGTCTTTGGAATTACATTAATATCTTTGTAAGACGTATGTATTTTGCTATGTAAGTGTCTGTTTTTATTACCAAAAGTATAAGCATGCCCACAATCACATTGAATAATCTCACTTCTTTTTTCTTTAAGTGTGTCTTTATTAGCTTCTCTCCATTCTTTTTGAGCCTTTGAAGACTCTGCTTTATGTTCTTCACGATAAATCTTTTTTTGTTCAGTTATTTGTTCTTTATGTTGTTCTTGGTATTGTTTTTGATAATCTGATAATTTTTCTTTATGTTCTTCAGCATATTGTTTTTGGTATTCTAATTTTTGTTCTTTATTTTCTCCATAATATTGTTTTGCTTTTTCTAAAATATAATCTTTTTTTTCTTCATACCATAATTGTTTATATAATTGTGGTTCCTCTTTATGTAACGTAAATGAATTGATAGAATTTAATTTTGATTCAGTTTGTTCAATCCAATATTGTTCTACAGATTCTGCGTTTCTCTTATCTTTACAACTAATATTTTCTATTTGTATCATTGTCCAATTATCCCAACCTCCATGGTTTCTTATAAAATCATAAACATATCTATTATATTCTTTATTATTCTCATTAATACAGCAGTTTTTATGATGATTTTTTCTTTTAGTAAAGTTAGTAGTATGTCCAATATAAATATCAGTGATACTAGGGTCTTTACAGCACAGTTTGTAAATAATTGTGTTGGAATAATCCATTTGATTTTTTGGCATTTTATAATTTATAGTATAATATCTTATAATGTCTTATAACATCTTATAAGATCTTATAATTCAATTTTAAAAATCGTCTGTTAATTCAAAATCGTTATCAGAAATCGTTTTATTTGCGAGGGCATATGCGTCTGTTTTTTTCTCAAAAAAATTCGTTTTAGATTCAAGACTGATTAATTCCATCCAATCAAAGCAATTAGTAACATTATAAATCTTCTTGTAACCAAGTTGAACGCATAATCTATCCGCAACAAATTGTATATATTGTGTCATCATTTTGCTATTCATACCAATTAATTTACATGGTAATGCTTCACAAATGAATTCGGTTTCAATTTCAACGGCATCTTTAATAATTTCATGAATACGATATTTATCAACTTTTTTTATTAATTTAGAATACAATAACACAGCAAATTCACAGTGAAGAGCTTCGTCACGTGATATTAATTCATTACTAAATGTTAATCCAGGCATTAGTCCGCGTTTCTTTAACCAAAAAATGCTACAAAATGCCCCACTAAAAAAAATACCCTCGATACAAGCAAACGCAACTAATCTTGTAGCAAAACTAGACCTATTATCATGAATCCATTTTTGTGCCCAATCAGACTTCTTTTTTATACAAGGATAATTTGTTAAGGCATTAAATAGCTTATGCTTTTGTTCATTATCTTTAATATATGTTTCAATTAAATTACTATAAGTGGTACTATGTATATTTTCCATAGCAATTTGAAATCCATAAAAGGCCCTTGCTTCAGACACTTGGACATCGCTCATAAATCGTTGAGCTAAATTTTCCAAAACAATTCCATCTGATGCGGCAAAAAATGCTAAAATCATAGAAATAAACATTCTTTCGTCGTCATTAAGACCATCCCAGTGAGCTAAATCCTTTGATAAATCTATTTCTTCGGGTCTCCAAAAACAATCAACTTGTTTTTGATACATATCCCATATATCTTGATATTTAATTGGAAACATTACAAATCTATTATCATCAGGTGCTAAAAGGGGTTCTATAATAGTCTTAGACATTCTAAATTATATAAAGAATAGATTTTATATTTATTTTAATAATACATTATTTTAAAAAAATTTTAATAAATTGTTAAAATAAGAATGAGCTTACCATTAGCAGACAGAGATTTATATTTAATACAAATAGAAGAAGAAATAAGAAATAAGAAGAAATTATTAGTTAAGAAAAAAAAAGATTTGGACAAAAAATACAAACTAAACCAATATCTAAGTGAAGTTAAAAATGACTATTCAAAATATTACGACTATATTTTAAATGAAAAACAACAACAACATAACGCACTTATATTGCTTAAGGAATATATTGATGACCTTATGAAGACTGAAAATTTAGTAGATGACCAACTTAGATCTGCAAAACACGACCAAAAAGATATTATTAGAGAAATTGATAATGTTAAGGCTGAATTAGATGAATTAATTGACTAATTAAATAAACCATTAGTTATTATAAAAAAAATAACATAATATTATATAAATGGGAGATAATCCGTTAAATCAGGCACTTTCTAATCTTGAGACGACTATTGGTTCTATAAATACAAAAGTAGAGGAAAATAAGGGATTGGCAAGAGCTTATAAAGCCAAAATTATTGAAAAACTAAAAAATCTTAATAAAACAATAGATGATTTAAAAGCAAATAATAATTTAAAATCTATACCACAATTAAGACAACAATTAGAAGAATCACAAACTAAGTTAGGTGATGCTACAAAAGAACTTGAGGACACAAAAACTAACTTAGCTGATGCTACACGAGACTTACAAGAATCACAACAAAAAATACAACAATTAAATAGTGAAATAGAAAATTTAAATGTACAAGTTCAGGAATTACAAAATAGTAATCAGCAAAAGACTGATGAAATAGCAAGTTTAAATCAGACTTTAGCTCAACTAACAGAACAGAAAAATTCTGCTGAAATAAATTTGGCCGCTAAACAACAAGAAATTGACCAATATATTCAACGTCTTGCTACTATTAATACAACATTAGCAAGTCAAATTGGATTAATTGACACAATTGTTGGAGAATTAGGAGATTTAGATTCTAGAAATGATGATGTTTCTCAACAATTTCAAGCGGTTAGTGATAATATTATGGCAATTATGAATATGGTTAATAATCCGAATTCAAATAATAATTATCCTCCAGCAGCTGCTGCTATGTCATCAAACAATAATAGTACAAATATGACTAATTTACGTGCTTTACGTTCAAATCCAGATAAAAGGGCATATAATACATTTATAAGTTCTCTTAATACTAATATTGGACAACAAATAAATGATAATATTGGTAAGTTTGATAGTGGCGACCCAACTGCAATATCAAATATACAAAATATATTGACACAAAATAACATAAATGTACCTCCTTTAAGAACGAGTGGCGGAAGAAGACGTAAAACAATGAAAAAGAGACACAGAAGAAGTAAAAAAATGAGAGGAGGTTATGTTTATAGTGTAAGTAAAGAATTAGATAAAGAAAGTTCTGTTATTAGTGCGTCATCTGGATCAAAATCAAAATCAAAAACAAGAACAAATTTAAATAAATATA